CGACCGCTCCGGAGTCGGCGACCACGGTCCCGGTCAGGGTGGTCGGACCGACGCGGACGCGGATCCGAAGGGTGTCGGTGGAGTTCGTCGCGGTCGCGACAACGGCGCCCGACATCGTGTAAACCTTACCGGCCTGCAGGCCGTTCGCCGGGATCTCGTAGGATCCAAGCACGGTCTCGGTGGTGGAGTTCGTGAGGGCGGTGCCAGCGGCGAGAAGCGTATAGAGCAGGCGCATGATCTACCTCTTGTCCCGCTCAAGGCGGGTGTGAACTTGTTCGGACGCCTGACGCGCAATGCGCCGAGCGTTGTCGGCGGTGACACCCGCCTCCCGCAGCTGCTGATATCCCCGCTGCTCGGTCGCCGTCCGCGAGCTATGCGCGCTCGCGCCGGACTCGGTCTTGTCGCTCATGCCGCCCCCATCATCCGCGCCGCGCGGATCGCTTCGATCGCTGCCTCGGTGCGCTTGATCTGCCCCCGCAAGCTCGGGTTCCGGTCGACCCGGTCGACCAAGCCCGACAAGATCGACGCCTGATCCTGCTCCAGTTTGTCGAGGATGACCGGCGTCGGCGGCGGGAGGATCCCGCTGGCGACCAGCGACTGCAGCCACGCGACGTAGCCGCGGGTGCGGCCGACCAGTGCGGAGCCCGGGGTCGGGTGCTCCCACGGCGAGACGTGCGCGGTGCCGCCCTCGACACTGACAGGGACGCAATACCGGACGCCGCCGACGGTGGGTTCAAGAACGATATATCCGCGCCGTTCTTTGATGTACCGGGAGTTATCCATCACGTATTGGACGCGTCCGGTCTGCGGATCGCGGCGCGACTCGACGCGCGAAACGCCACCCAGGAGCGGGAGCTTCGCAAGCTGCGGGACGACGACAAAGGCCCCGTCGTCGCAGTCGTCCATGGAAGTCCACCGCTCGGGATGGAACATGTACAAATAAGGCGGCGAAGTTTGGATCCGCGGGAGGGCCGCCGGCGCGGCGACCCGCCCCAGGATCTCGTAGGGCTCGCTGTCAGCGGGGGCCGGCGTGACGACCGGCGTTGGCTTGACCTGCTTGGACATTGACTACCTCGGGAGCCCGGGACTATGCCCGGGCGGTGGAGTGATCAGGGAGCGTCGGACTGGATGGTCAGGCCCGCGGCGTCGTCGAGCTCCACCACGCCCATGTTCGCATGGCCGACGTAGGTGGTCTCGGCGCCCAGGGAGTCCCGGTTGCGCTCCATGAGGACCGGCCCAACGTAGACTTGGTCGCTGGGGAAGTCCAGCGGCGAGATACCGTCGGCCCAAGCGATGGCGCCGGCGCCCAGGAAGGCGGAGGCGACGTCCGCGCCCGCGTTCATCGAGGGAGCGCGCGAGGTCTGGTAAATCTCGGTCTCCAGGAAAGACCCCTTGTACGCCCCACCGGCGCGAGACACAAACTCACCGCTCTGCGCCTGCCACTGGATCGCGCCCGCAGACGCGGTTGCGATGTCGTTCTGCAGGTCGGTCACCGCCTGGGTGTGGCCAATAAAGAGCAGCGGACCGCGGTTATTCGCAACTTCCATCACCTGCTTTCCGGCGAGGAAGGTCGCCAGGGTCAGGTTGTTGCCGCTGGTCCCGATCGGCGTTCCAAAGGTGTCGAGCAAGTTCGCAACCAAGTCGACCAGGGCGCCTTCGTAGCTGGCGAAAAAGTCCTCGGCGAGAAGCGCCGCGTCAAACTCGCCGAGCCCGTCGGTCAGCCTCGCGAGGTCGGTGGCCTTGCGGGCCAAAGCGAACGGAGAAACGGTCACATCCGCGAAGGCGCGGCCGATGTCGGTCACCGTGGCGGCGGCACCGTCGGCGCGGGGCTGCATGCGATCGCGACCGCCGAGGCCGAGACGACGCACGCGAACCACGTTGCTCTCGCGCATGTTGACGCGACCGCCGTAAACGAAGGCGGGATGCGCGGGCAGGCGGAAGGGGTCATTGAGCAGGTACTGCCATTGTGCAGCCATAACCTGCGAAAGACGGTGGCCATCGGCCAACAAGGAAGCGTAGGTCTCACCCATGATATGACTCGGCGGACCGCTGTAGCCTGTTGCGCCCGTTTACGGTCGGCGGCCCCTAGTGGCTTGGGTCTCGGATCTGGCATACCAAACCCGAGCCCGGGATGCAAGTCAGCGCAACTCGCCGCGCTTCCGCAACTCCTCAAACTCCGCCCGCGCCGTGCGATCTCCGCGGGCCATGCGTTCGGTGAGCGCCTGCAGTCGCGACACATCCGCGCGGCTCGGGGTCGCCGCCGCGCCCGCGGTCGCCGGGGCCTGCGCCGTCGTCGTCGTCGCCGGCTGCGCCATCGGTTGCACCGCGGTCGGTGCTGAGCTCGCCGCCACCGGAGTTGGCGCGTCGATCGTCCGAGCGAGCCACGGGGTCAGAGCTTTTGGGGCCTTGCCCGGGTCGGACCGCAGTTGACCAAGCCAGCCGACAAGGTCGGGCCGCGACTCCTCGGGCAACTTCCCGTGGTAGAGTCGGGCCAGCTCGACGGCCTCGGGATCTGTCCACCCGGCACGTGCCAAGGTGGCCTCCTCCCGAGCGCCGGTCAGTTCGCGTTCGAGCTGCGCGGCCTTTGCCGTGGCGCTGCCGGCGGCCTCTGCCGCTTTGCGCGCCGTGTCGCGTTCGGCGATCACCGCCGCGAATCGCTGATACGGGATCCACTTCCCTCCGCTCTGGTCGACATACTCGTCTGCAGGGGGCGACGTCGTCGACGCCGGGGGCTGCTGCTGGTCGCTCATGGAGTCTCCTGGATGGCTGTGATCTCGGCCTGGACTTGCTCGGGCGGACGAAGGCTGACGGGAATCGCGCCGGTAAACTCAAGGCCCGTCAGGCCCAACGCGACGGCGGCGGTCTCGGGAGAGACGCCCGCGCGGATGGCGATGCCCAGCGCGTCAAAGAGGGCGCGCATCTTGGCGGCGTCGGGCTGGTCTTCCGCATCGGTCGCCTGCACCGCCTCTCCGACGTCCATCTCCTCGGCGTCGTCGGCCTCCTCGACTTCGGGCGCCGCCTCGTCTTCCGCGGCGGTCTCCTCCAACTCGGGGGCCTCGTCCTCTTCGAACCAGTACCTGACGCGCCACCCGTCGACGGGGAGGTCAAGGTTCCCAACGCGATTCAGCTCTTCTGCTACCCGACTGCACAGCCGCTCGTCTGCGAAACGGAAGACGGGCGCGTACCGCTGTTGGGCGGTCTGTTTCGCCGTCGCGCTGATCTCCAGGGCGTACCCCGAGCGAGGGTCGCCAGAGACGCGCGCGGCGTCCGCCGGGTCGAGGTCAAGATAGGCCGCCATCCGGCGCTCATACCCTTGGATCCCCTGGGCGATCTCGGTTGGGTTACCGCCGCTCTGCCACTGCCCCACGATCGGCTGGGTCTCGATCTCGCGGCGCGTCCCCTGCAGCACGGTCGACGGGTCGGTGACGATGGCGCTCCGAGCCGCCGCCCCAGAACCTTCCGGCGACGCCGGGCCCCAGGCCACATCGATGGAGTACCGCTGGGGCCACGAAGCATCCTGCAAAACGTGCAGGTAGAACGTCCACTGTACGGCGACGCTTAGGGTTCCCCAGTACAACTCCTGCTCCTCGAAAGGATCCCAGAGCGCCCCGGTCATCGCCGCGTGGTACAGCACGTGCGGGATCCCCTCGCGACCGTCGCCCAGGCCACGGATCTCATCGCCGCGGATCGACTCGACGCGCATGGGTTGACCGACGCGGTACACGTCGACCACCCACTGGGGCTCCCGGCCGACCGTGCGGATCCGGTACTCTCGCAGCTCGATCGGCTGATCCGGTTGCAGCGGATCGGGGACGCCGACGACCAGATCCGGGTAAACCGGCCGAAGAAGGACGTCGTACGATCCGTCCGAGCGAGTCACGCCCTGGACGTCGAGAAGCATCTCCCGGAGCCCGAGCGTGTCGCGCTGCAGTCGCTGCAGGAGAGGGATCGCGCCGGCGAGATCCATGTGCCGCGACAGGACGACCGCCGCGGCGGCGTCGTCATGCTCGATCGTCCAAGGCCGATCGTACAGAGTCGCCCGGCCGCCTGCCGCTTTGCGAAAGGGGTTGGCGCTTAGGTCCGGCGTCCCCCAAGCGTCGGCGCGCACCGACCCGACCCGACGCCGGAGCTCGTCCTCGAGGTCGGTCATCCACCGCCCGTAGAGCATCCGCCGGCGTCGGCGGGTGTGCTCCCAGCGTTCCGAGTCTTCGCGGTTCGTGGGTGCGGGCGGGACGTGGACGGGCATGCTCGACATAGATCACCCGAAACGGACGACAGAGGAGGACGACCGTCGGCGCGACCGCTCGCCGAAGATCCAGGGGTCGAGGGCGTAGCGCAAAGCGTCCACCGGGTCTTTGTAGTCCGAGTCGCGCATATCCCACCGCTCCATGGAGTCGATAAGCCGCCGGCACCGCGGGTGCACGGTGAGTCGACCCGACGACACTAGGTGATAGACGTATCGCGCCCCGATGCGCAGACTACCAGCCCGCCCTTCTCCGCGTTTTACGGTTTCGATCTGCACCGGTGCGCCGTTGCCAAACTGCCCCGTACGGAAGAGTTCTTTGGCGATGTGCGCCGCCAGATCCTTGTTGCTCTTCTGCCCGCCGGTCCCGGGCATGTGGACGCGGTCGCCGTGCGCGAGGTCGACGTCGGACCACCGGAGCCCGTGGCGCTCGAGCATGGAGAGGATCCCTTCGGCGTCGTGACGAGGTTGGGCGACGCCGGTCGCGTCGACGTACTCGTCGATGACGTGGACCACGGGCGCCTCGGAGTCGCGTTCGTCGACGTAGAGCAAAAGAGCGATCTGCTTGCCGGGTCGGTCGCCGTGATCGACGCCGATGGCGACAGTGAATTCGGGCGCGTCGGGCAGGGCCGGCGTGATGTTCGCCGAGCACCATCGCGAGAAGTACCGGTCGGTGGTCCCGCCTCGCCATGCGCCGTCGACGACGATCGGCCGCTCCCAGTCGTCGCACAGGTCGCCGAGCTTGGCGATCCATGCGGCGTCCTTCGGGACGCCGGCCGCCGTCGTCACCGGTCGCGACGCCCCGATCGGCACGAGCTCCGCCTCGGTCAGCGGTCGCCAGTGATCGTGGATCGTCCCGGCTTCGCACAGTGAGCGCAGGTGCTCGATCGTCTCGTCCGGGGCGTTGATCGGCGTGAGGCTCATCAAGAGCACCCCGCCCCGATCCTCCAGTCGCTTCGCGGCCTCGACTAGAAGGCGGGTCGACGACGGCGGCTCGTCGAAGAGGACCACGTCGATCGACGCGCCCGCGAAGCTGATCGCGTCTTGGTTCGTGGTCTTGATGCGGATCAAGCTCCCATTGCGGAATTTTACCGCCGGCGACTTCACCGGCGCAAAGCCTTGCTCGACGGTGTAGCTGGTCCGCGGGTCCAGCTCGCCCCACGGCAGGAGGGCCGCCAGTTTTTCCTGGATCCCGAGGCTCTGTTGCCACGTCGCGCAGATGATGTAGGCCTGGATCGGCGGAGGTGGAACGGCGACGCCCAGGGGATGGCGACCGCGGCACCGGCCGATCACCTCGGCGAGTGCCGGCGTTGTCTTGCCGATCGTTTGGTTGCCCGCCCTGATCAGCTTCGCCCAATGGGTGTCAGCGAGAAAGGCGCGCTGCAACGGAAGCCAGCGCATCGCCGCGACCGGGTCGCGTGCGCGGTCCTCCGCCGCCGCCTGGATCCCCGCCAGCACGGCGCGCATCGCCTCG